AGCAGTTCGGGAAGAAGGGAGCCGTAGTCGCGGCGGGCCACCCGCGAGCCGATGGGCGTCATCAGGATATCGGCGACCGACTGTTTCAGATGGGCATCGGTCGTCGAGGCGAGAGCGGCGCCCGTGTTTCGGTTCATTCCGCTCATTGCTGAGGTTTGCCCGAAAGATCGGTGCCGGATTTGACGCCGGTGTGCGGGTGGGTTTTGAGACTGACGCCTGCGGCCGTTACATCGCCTTTGGCCGTTACGTCGCCATCGGCGGCGACGTTGCCGGATGTTTTGACGTTTCCGGTGATTTCCACATCGCCGGTGATCTTGATCCCGCCATCGGCGACAAGGTTCACAGTTCCCCCGCTCGGCAGCGTGGCAGTCAGGGCGTGGGATGCGATGTTGTAGGCGAGGCGTGCGCCGTCAGAAAACGTCAGGGAGTGCGCCTTCGGATCGTTTTCCGGCTGGGGATGGACCGCACAGTACAAGCCGAGGAGGACAACGCCGGATTCGGTATCGCCTTCAGGGCAAATCAGAAGGCATTGTTCGCCTTCGCTCGGCGCCGACCAGCTCCTCACTTCTCCCGCGCGCCATGAAATCCACGGCAATGGCAGGGTGATCAAATCGCCCGTTTCGACCGTACAGGTGCCATGCTCCGCATCGACCGACTGGATGCGGCCGAGGCGCAAGAGGTCACCAGCAATTTGCGTAGGGCTTTGGTGGGTGTCCATATCCGGACAATGCCGCGCACCCAAAGCGATTGCGCCAGGATCCACTTGGAGAGAAGGACTCTCCAAGTGGACCGTGTTGTATCACTGAGCGCTTGGCGCGGGCGCAGCGGTCTTGTTGGTCAAGCCGACAAGGCCTGAAAGATCAATCGCAGCGGCAGAGGAGGCGAGATTGCGCGCGTAAGCTGCCTCCATGCGGTTTCTGGCGCCGCGGGCCTGCTGGGCGCAGATGTCGGCAAAGGCATCGAGGTCCAGGCCGGTTTCATTGAACGGCACGTTGACAGATTTGGTCATATGGGGATTGGGGTCTTTGTCGGCCATCCTCACCGCGTCCTTCGGCTCGCCGTCACCTTCGTCATCCTGGCTGGGCGGGAGCGGTTCTTTCTCCTCCACGATGAACTTGCCCGAATAGTACGGGTTGATAAACCGAACCTGTGCGGTCCGGCTCTCGGTGTCGACGGACTCGACCACGTAATCACAGGTGGTCCCTTCGGGGACGCTGTTGCCCAACGGCTGGCTGGCTTCACTCACTTTAGCGTATCTCCTTCGTGCGCGTGGCCTAGAACCACATGATAAAGGCCCAGCCGGGATCGGTGAGGGTCTTGGAAGAGGCGTATTTGAACTCGAAATGATAGGTTTCGCCGTTGCCGGGCATGCGCTGCGCGGGCGCCACTACGCTGATGCCGTCGGAATAGCTGATGGGCGCTGCCATGCCGATGGCAAAGCCGATCGGGCAAGAAGGTGCGACGGTGAAATAGAAAATTCCGCCTTGCTGGCGCGATTGGATCGTCGCGCCAGAACTTGCGACGACGGAGTAATAACCATTGTTGACGTAAAAAAGGATGTAGGCCACGCACTTGCCGTCAAGAAACGAACTGGCGTGATAGCCGTCGAGCATGTCGGCATCGCAGCCTGAGCCGGCCCCATCATTCGCTGGGTGCCAAACCGGACTACCGGCAACCGACAAATTGGAAGCATTGAGCGCGGCGAGAGCGCCGGTATTCATGCCGTTGCCAATATTAACCGTCGTAATTGGGGCATTCGCGCCACGCCAATTCATCCAAAGGGCGCCGCCGTTGAATCCGTTGGCCAGCGTCATTTCATTGCTGTTATCGATGTTCTTGATTGCTGCACGCGCCGCTGTGCCAGAAATGTCGATGTCCCAGGTGCCCGATGCACCTTTGCCCGTGAGCGAAGGTGCGTAGGACCCGCAGTTTGCCGAGTGAAGCGCGATGTAGGAGCCAATCTTCAGGACGACCTGTGTTCCATTCCAGGTACCGGTTGCATCGCATCCTCCGATACGGATCGTGCTATCGTTAGCATTGCTATCGGCGCCGATGCCCCAACACCCTGTCGACACCCAATTTCCGACGAGCGAACCGTGCCCGCTGGTATTGCTGTGCCCGGCGACATAGATAATAGGATAAGTGTTCCCCGCCGAGTTAGCGCCTACTTGAAGTGTGCCTGAAATTGTATCTCCTGCCTTGTTGAGCGGCGTATACCCGAGCCGCGCCGCAATGGCAGTGTAGAAGGCGCTGTCCTGGCCATCCAAAAGATCGGCGTCAAGGCCGGATCCGGCGCCGTCATTGCCCGCATGCCACGCCATACTGCCGTTGATCGAGACCGGGCCGGTGAATGCGTCACCGGCTCGATTGGCGGGTGTATAGCCAAGCCGGGCGGCGATGTTCGCAAAGTAGGCGCCGTCCTGGCCGTCCAAAAGATCGGCGTCAAGGCCGGATCCGGCGCCGTCATTGCCCGCATGCCACGCCACACTGCCGTTGATCGAGACCGGGCCGGTGAATGCGTCACCGGCTCGATTGGCGGGCGTATAGCCAAGCCGGGCGGCGATGTTCGCAAAATAGGAGCCGTCTTGGCCATCGAGCTTGTCGGCATCCAGTCCGTTACCTGCGCCTTCGTCTTTGAGTGCTGCACTCTTGAGCCCGAGAGCGGCGCGCAGCGCGAGCGCGCTCGCACTTGTGAGAATGCTCTTGATGAAGTCGGACGGGGCGCCGTTACCAAAACGCGTATTGATCCATCCCGTCACTGCCGACAACATGGTTTTCGGCGTGACCGCCCGCACCGTGTCGGTCCCGGTTGCGGCTTCCGCCTCTGTCGCGAGTTCGACCACGCCCTCGCGCTCGGTCGTAGCGGGCGGGTTCACGAAGTTGGTGTTGCCGAAGGTGATCTCTTTGGCATCACTTGCTGTAAACGCGATATCGATCGCTAAAAGCAGCATGGAGGCGTTGGCTTTCTCCATGATGAGAGTCGGGCCATTGCCGTAAATGCCGAACAGAGTGCCGTCGCTGAGATAGAGCGCAAACCCGCGAAGCTCGTAGGCATCGATACTATCGTCACGAAGCGTGATGTGGATGGTATAGGCGTCGGACGCCTCGCCTGAGAATGTGGAGAGCCGTTTGATTTCGCCGGGAAGAGCCTGGGCGTCGGGCGACGCAGTAAAGTTCGCTGCCGTCACACCGATTTGTGCGATCGTGATCGCGTTCGTCCCGCGCGCTGCGATGAGCGCCGCGCGCCCGCGATCGGTGATGGTAATGGCGAGGCCGGACATGAAGTGTTTCCTTAGGCGTCGAGAGTGAAACGGCGATAGGTGACGGGGCGTGCTTGGGCGGCGACGGCGATCGCGGCATCAGCGCCAAAGCCTTGGGTAAACGTGAAATGCGAGCGGACGGGTTTGGTGCGCGAAACCTCGCCAATCACACTGTTGATGAAGGCAGCCGTTGCGGGCTGGCCATTCATGCTGTTCAGCGTGATGACAAGCTCAAACGTGTAGGGTTCGCCGCTGCCGCCCTCTTGCCACCATTCGCGCATGGCGACCGCACCGCCGAAGCTCTCGACCACGGCGCGAACGGAAGCGGCAGTGCCTTTGCCGCGAGCAATCTCGATCGCGCGGCGCACGCGGGCCCGTTTGATGTAAAGCGGCCAATCGGGCGCCCAGGAATCGAGCGACAGCGTCCAGGCGAGCCACGGGAGCAACGCTTCGGGGCAATCATCTGGCGACCACAGCACGCGGAGGTCGGTGAATATGGTGTCGAGACGCTTGGTTGCCCGCTCGATGGCAAGTTCCAGCGTGGTTGCGTTCGGCGGCAGAATGCTGTCGCTCATTCGCCGATACCGTCATAGGAAAGAGCAACATTTTGGCAGTAGGGGGCCTGACTTCGATCGCAGACGATGTCGGCCTGCGGCTCGATGAGGGCGACACGCTGCACGCCCTCAACATGCAAGGCCGCGTAAATGCCCGAGAGGGTGACGTCGCGGCCTAGCCGCATGCTTGCAGCGGTATAGGCGTCGACTTTCTTTTGGGATTCGGCCAAGACGACGGCGCTGTCGGGCCCGGCAAAGGTCGCAATGCCTGCTTTGATCGTGTAGGGCACGACCTCGGCCGGAGCGACCGTGACGTGATCGGTCAAGGGGCGCCGCGTGTCGGCCGAGAGATAGTTCTCTACGGCGCTGCACAGTTGCGCCGTCGCCTGCTGGCCGGTTCGCGTCAGGATGTAGACGGTGACGGTACCGGGTGTGGGGCTTACGGCCGAAGCATCCACAACGTCCGGCGATGCGGAAATTGCGTGGAAGACGTACGCACCTTCCGGCCCGGCGACCGAGTAGCCTTCCGGTGCCAGTGCGACGCGCCGGCGAAAGTCGTCATCGCTCTCATAGGTCGGCTCGATACCGTGTTCGGGATCGCCCGGATCGAGCAGGAGACGGGCCACGCTAAAGTTGGCCGCCAAGTGATCGAGGTCACCTTTCTTGGCATAAGCGAGCATGACCGCGCGCGCGGCATCGTTGACGCGCTGACGCAGGATCACTTCGCGATAGGCGAAGACCTGCAACAGCTTGGTTACAGGATCGCTTTCGAGCGGCGAAAAGTCGGGCATGGCGCCGCGCGCCATGACGACGAGTTCGCCGAGGATGGTCTCGTAATCGAGGGTTTCGACGATGCCCGGTGCGGGCAGTTTCGATAAATCGACGGCGGTATAAGTGGCGGTGCTGACCATGCGCCCTATGTCGGCGGCGGGTCGGTCCGCTTGCTACACCATGCATTTGGAGAGGCGCACTCTCCAAGTGCCGTCAGGCGACGGCCTCGAAATGGGCCAAGAAGGCATCGAGAAGGGCGGTGCGATCGGCGGCGCTGAAACCGAGGAGTTCGCGGGCCGGGTAGGCGATCGGTTTGGCTTTGCGCGATGGGCGATCGCGAAGGCCTTCTTGGTGGATGCGGGCAATCTCGGCGGCGCGCCCGGAAAACCCCACCCAGAATTGCAGATCGTCATTACCGGCGCGCAAGAAGCGCGACGACGTCAAGCGGCGGAACATCGCCTTGCGGCGAAGGCTGCCGCCTCTGCGAAGCTTGCCCGCGCTCGCATTGCGGTACTGCGGCTCCACGGGAAGCCACCTAATCACCTTGTCGAAAAAGAAACTGCGGACGCCTTCGGCTTCGATGTCCCAGCCCGTCATCATCCGGTTGGCGATGGTGTAGCTTTTGAGGATGACCTTGCGCGCTTCCCCGGAGCCACCGGAGGGGTAGAGAAACGACACAGCGTAGCGGCCCGGCGCCGGGGGCACTTTCTCTTTGCGCGGTGTGAAGCCGCTGCCATCCGGCGCAAGCTGGCGCGCAATGCGCGAGCGTTGGCTGTTGGCGATGTCACGCGAGATGCGCCGGAGCAGGGCGCGCCGTTTGGCCGGTGTGAGTTGCTGCAGGAGGGCACCCGCGGTGCGCTCGATCTGCTCGATATCGTCGGTCAAGGCCCGGCCTCGGGCGGGACGCCGGGAATGAGGACCGCGGCCGGGTCTTTCGTCTCGGCGAGCAGATCCGACCACGCGTAGCCTTGGCGCATCAAGGCATCAAGCCCTGGAACCAACTCGCCGGGGAAGGCCTGCGGCGCCGGATGCGAAACATCAAACCCGCTACCATCCGTGCGGCGCGTGACTAGGACGGGCTCGGTGACTTCCAGGGAGAATTCGATGTCGGCGCAATTGCTGTCGAGGATTTCAGCCTGGAACTGAAATGCGTCGGCTTCGGCACGCTGCAAAAGGTCGGGCTGTTCGCGCTCGATCCAGGCCAGCATGGGAATGACGATCTCGTCGGCATCGCCGGGGTAATCACAAATCAGGACCGTGAGCGTGAAGCGATACTCGAACGACAGGCTTTTTCCCGCACGGGAGCAAATCGTGCCCTTGTCGAGATAGATCTGCAGCTTGTCGGGCGCGGCAGCCAGAATAGGAACGCAAGACGTAAGCCACGCGCGAAGGTCATTTGTCTTGCGCATTGGGCGTTCCGCAAGGCTGCCCGCCATTCCAGGTGGCAAGGCGATCGAACCGGCCTCTTAGCTCGCCGTAGGCCTTGGCGAGGCGCATAACGCCATCGCGAACCGACGCGGGCATCACAGCCCAGGTGTCGGTCGGGAAGCCCTCGGGGGCATCCGGACAGACCAGAAGGTCGGCCGGTGGCGTCGACTTAACCGCGACGGCAACCGTTTGGGTCAGAGGTTCAGCGGGCGGCCGGCTCGCGCAAGCCCCCAAGGCGATTGAGAGCAACAAACCAGTCGCCGCCGACACGATCCGTCTTGTCGATTTTTGCATTCTCTTGCTCCATTTGTTTCACCGCGGCGGCGGCGGCTTCCATCTGCTTGCGGGCCGCTGTCAGATCGGCGTTGGTGAGGCGCTGTTGTTTGTCCATGGCTTCCGCCAGCACCTTCGCGCTCGCTTCGGCATGTTCGCGGTCGAGTTTGGCGAGGGCCAAGACGTGTGAGGTACAGGCCTCGCCGCGTTCTGCATTCTTCGGGGCGAATTCAGCCCCGGCGGCGGCGCAGGTGGTATTGGCCCAAGCGGTGAGGGCGTTGCGATCGGCACTTGCCGTCGCGCCCCAGGCGTAGAGCGCTGCCGCCGCGCCGATCAGCGCATAGATTATGATGGTTTCCCGATTCACGATGCTGCCTCCGATAGCCAACTCGAAACCTCTCTCGACACCTCGAAGCATGGGCACGCCTTGAGCCATTCCGAGGGCTCGACACGACCGTTGCCGTTGGTGTCGGGTGAGAGGTCGCGGTGACCTTTGATCTTGTCCGCATGGACCCCGTACCGCGTGGCAACGTCACGAACGAGGCGGGCAAGCGCCGCCTTCTGCGCGGGCGTACGGGTGTCCTTGGGCTTTCCGGCCGCATCGAGCCCGCCGACATAGACGATCCCAATGGATGTCGTGTTGTATCCGGCGGCGTTGGCGCCGATCTCGTCTTCGCGTCGACCGGGGTGAATCGTTCCGTCCGCGTAGATTACGTAATGATAGCCGCAGGGACGCGATGCACCGGCGCCGAAGCCGCGCGCGCGGTGATCGCGATCGATGTCGGCGACGGTATAGGAGCGCCCTTCCTTGGTGGCGGTGCAATGAATGTTGATGCGATCAATGTGGCGCATGGTTCAGCCCTTGTGGCCGAGGAAACGGTCGGCGATACGCGCCGGAATGGTGGCGAGCGTGTCCTTGACGGCGCGGATCACAACCGGCGTTGCATCAAATGCGACCAGGGCGATGCCGAAGGCGATGCTTTGGGCGGCGAACTCATTCCAGCCGGTCAGGGCGATGATACCCGCCGTCGCGTAGTAGGAGACGGTAGAACCGACGATCCATTGCAGGAAGCGGTGTTTCCAGTTGATGCCGGGTTTCCAAACCTGCGCCACGGCAGAGCCGATGAGGCTCGGAAACAATGCCGCGATCACGTCGCGCGCCACTTCGAGTTTGTGCATCTTCAGTCCCATAGTTGTACGAGTTTGCGCGTCTGGCTTTGCTCTGCCGGAGTGTTCGGCACGGTGATCTTGGTTCCCGCGGGAAGGATTGCGCCATGCGCGGCGATGCCGGGATTGGCTGCCAGCGTCGGGCCGACACCGGCCGGCCCAATGCCAGCATCACGCCACAGAAGCGCGTCGAGCGTGTCGCCTTGCCGAGCGATGAGGGTGAGAGCGGTCATCAAATCAGCTCGACGTTGATGCGAAGGACGCCGAGGATGTCGCGAACGGCATAGGTCGCATCGCGCCGGAGCTGATCGGCCGCCCCGTCCAGTTCGTCGACAGCCTTGCCGCCCGCCGCCGTGGTGTCGTAGTCGCGCAAGCGCTCGATGAGTTCGGCCTTGGCAAACAGAGCGACGGCACGGGTGTAGAGGTGGACGAGGCGCGATTTTCCATCGATCTGGGGCGCGGGAACGTCTGTCAGGCTCGCATGGCCCATAGCCCTCTGTTCGGCTGCCCAGGCCGCAAGATCGTGTTCCACGGCGATCATAGCGGCAATGGTGGATGCCCTGAGCCGGTCGTTGTCCACGGCCATGGTGACCCGGCCGGTCGCGCGGATCATTTGAAGATCGATGTCGGGAAAGAAGCCATCGTTGACGATCGGCGCGGCCGGTGTTGCCGGGGCATCCGGGTTTGACGGCGACGGAGGAAGGGCAACAAAGGACATTGGCGTTCCTACTGCCCCCGGCTCTCGGCGGTGAGGATTGCGGTTGGCTAGGGCTAGCCCGTCAACTGCGATCCGCCGCCGAGGCGCCGGGGGCAAGCTCGTTCCGGCTTAGCCGGTGTTCTTTTCGGCAGCGCGAAGGGCGCGCTCGATCTTCTCGATGTTCTTCTTGCAGCCGGAAAAGGCGTCGTAGCTCTGCGCCCGCTTGAAAGCGTCGAGCGCCTGGCGCTGCAGGGCCGTCGCATCGGCGGCGCCGTCTGCCGCTGCCTGCCGGGTGATCTCAAGGCCGATCGCCTTTGCGAGCTTAGCGCGGACTTGGTCCGGCATGTCGGCGTCGGCGGTCAGTTCGGAGGTGGCGTTGAGGATGTCGAGGGCAAAGGCCTCGCCGCTTCCGAGCGCACGAAGGGCCGCGTCGGCGATTTCCTCGGTCACCGTGGTGGCCGCATCCCGGTTATAGCGGGCGGGCATCGCCAGATCGTGACGCAGCATATGGGCGGCGAGCGTGAGCGCACCGGCATAATCGCCGGTATCGATCCGCCAGACCATCATGGTGCCGAAGATGTCGTCGGTTGCGGTATCGCCGCGCTCGGCTTGCTCCAGAATACCGGCGCAGAACGCCTCGTAAGCGGGCAGCATGTCCCGCTTGGCGGCGATTTTGGATTTGACCGACTTGATGGCGTGAAGGCGCTGCAAATCGGCCTGAAAGCGCATGCGGATCTGCGCGGCAATAATACCGCCAGCGGGATCGCTCCCGCTGGCGGCGCTCGCGCCATCACCGGTGA